ACACCTGTACCTGCGGTGATAGTTGTTAGTTCACCTTTTCTTAATCCATGTGTTTTAATATTAATAGTTTTAAATGGATATTGTGCAGTGATGTAAGTATCTTCTTTCATTATGTCGTCAAAGATTTCTGTACCAAGTACAATTCCATCTGGTCTATATGGTTTTGCATTCCACATAGCTTGTTTTAATTCTTCTACTCTACCTGCAAGTAACATTTCGTTAGGGTCTTTCAAAGGGAGAGACGCAATCTTGGCTTTATTCGGAGTTAGAAGTTTTGCACATTCTATTGCCGCTTGTTGCCCTTGTATGTCTTGGTCATACATGAAGATTACGTTCTCATAACCTTCCAAGAAATCTAATGATTTTTGAATATCTTTTTTTGCACCTGCCGCACCAGATTTAATTGAGACTACGTCCCATCTGTTGTCGTTAATCTGCGACATGGTTAAAGCATCTAGTTCGCCTTCGCAAACAGTAATATACTTACCTTTGCCTTTGCAAACTTCTTGTCCAAATAATCCTGATTGTTTTGCTTCTCCAATCCATTGAAAATCTTTTGAAGGGTATCTTAATTTTTGAGCTACTAATTCTTTGCTATCATTATAATAATTAGCAATATGACATGGTCTTCCAAACCATGCACCAATTTGGTAGTTATATTTTTGTGCAGTATCTAAATTAATTTTTCTTTTATTAAGAGGGAGAACATCTCCTTTAATAAAGTCACTTTCTTTTTTTGTTATAGTTTCTAGTTCCATATTTGTTGATTGTCCTTTGGTGTATGTATTGCAAGAAAAGCAATACGAATGATTAGTATAAACTGCATTTGCATCTGAAGAGCCGCAGTTTTCACATGGGCTGTGATATAAAAAGTCTTCTTCTGTTTTGTGCATAAATTTTTTGAGTAAAATATTTGGGAATTTTATGGGCTAGGTTCAGTCTCCCTCTACTAGCCCTATGGGGTCAGTTTCATTGTAAGCCACCCCAAAAATACGAAACGCACCTAGCTATTTCTAACTAGATGCGTCTCAATCAACAATCGCTTGTACGTCAAAAGACATACAAGAGTTGGAGTTAATTGCATTTCTGCAACCCACCACCTCAACACTGTACTTCTTTTTCAACTTTTTTACAAGGTCTCGCAGTGAGACGAACTGTTTGAACGTGAAGTTAGTGTCAAGATTTGCTCCATCTTGCGATAAGCCACCAACAAGTGCTATCGCAATGGAATTTTGGTTAGTAATAAGAGGTTGATTTATAGGTAGTATTGCACCAGACATCTCAATGTCTCTACCTTCTTCTATTGTACCATCTCTTTTAATTATAAAATGATAAGCACAATGAAAGAAACCTTCTTTACGTTGTTTTTTAGTAATCTCTTTTACGCCTAGATTTTCACTAGGTTTAGTTTTAGTGGAGTGGATAACTATGAAATCTGTTCTTTTTCTATAATTGTTATTCATTTAACCACTCCAAAGGAATATGTTTGTCAGCATATTTGAAATTATATTTGTCACACCACATTGCATAAGTAGTTGCTGACTTTTTTGAAATCCTACTTCTTGAATTAGAGAATATTAATCTAATGTCTTTCTCTGGGTGTTGTTCTTTAACAAGTCTCATCTTCTGTCTATCAGCAGAAGTGAATAACCCTTTTGTTTCTAAATAAATGTCTTGTTCTTCTAGGTAAAAGTCTGGGGTATAAGTATGTATCTTTTGAGGTTTAGTATACTTTAACTTAACCTGTTCATACTTATACTTTACGCTATTAGCATCTAACTCTTGTGAGATTGCTATTTCTAGCCCAGACCTAAAACCATATTTAAGTCCTACTTGATTAGAAGTCAGTTGACGTTGCTTGAACTTCATTTTCGTAAGTTTTATCTTCCGCAGGTGCTACATAACCATCTTTAACTTCAGAAAATCCATGTGCTGATGAATTTGCACCTGAACCTTCAACTAATTTAGTTATTTGCACTGCTTTAAGTCTTAATGAAACTCCTGCACCTGCCATAGCTGTGTAGTATGGTATCATGTCCGCAGACGCTTTCATTTGACTACCTGACCAAACTTGATTGGTCATTGGTGTACCTTTGCTATCAAAGATTGGAACTTTATTATCTATAACGTCCCCATTCTTCATCATTATCTTTGCTTTAGCTTTGAATTTGAAGATTATGTTTCCAGTAGGTTTACCTTCTACATATTCTTCTTCAAAAGGTTTGTTAGCTGTTTTTATGTTCTTGCCTTTAGATTTCTCTTTAGCCATAGCAACAGCTTTGGTTACTTCACCATTTATTTTATCAATGAGTGGCTTTGCTTCTGCTGAAGCAATTACTAGATTAACTTTGTAATGCCCATTCTCATCAAATTTAGTATCTGGTTTATTTAACCAAGCAAACTGTGATACACCTACAGGTGTAACCAGTTTTTCGTATGTTTGTTTACTCATGTTTCTCCTTGTGTTTATCTCTGTGTTTTCTCCAACCATGTTGATTAGTCTAATAGTGCAACTTTACTGGGACACAGACGACCCACATATTGCATTTTCTTACCGCTTATTGTTATCTCATGTTTATTTACAGGTGGCTCATGGTAAGTAGTTGGTAATTCAACCTCACAATGAGGTGCTTTAACATCAAGAAGCCACAATTTACTATCTACCTTAAAAGTTTCCTCAAAAGGTAGAAGTAGTAAAGTCATTATTACATACTCTTTCATTTAACTCTCCTCTGTTATATAGGTTTAGGCAAAGAAAAACTTGGATTGATGTAATAATCCTAATTCCAAATCACCTGTTTTTGGAACTTCAGGTAGCTTACCTCTAGTTTCTTCAGGTAATAATTGAGATACATCTTTCCTGAACTTTCCAAATAAGTCTTGACTAAATGTTTCAACAAAAGCCTCTCTTATACTTTCATTAAGTTTATCAATGTCACAAGCATGTGTAGCAAAGCTGTCATGCACATTACAAAAACTCTCAATGCCTTTTTCTTTTGCAATATTGACAGTCTTAATCATACACGCACTGTCTAAACTATGAACATAGTTAGCCGCCGCCGCATTACGAGTACGAAGTTTGTCAGTACCTTCAGTTTCTTCTTTTATTTGAGGCATGATAACTTCTCCCATTAGATTTGATTTCACTCTTTTAGTTTTCATTTCAGGATAGAATTGAAAAACTGGAAAGCCAACAGGAGTGACCCAATGTAAAGGGACACCTTCTTTAGCAATTATTCTTGCATTGTTTTGTAAGAAATCCATTCCTTGTCTAGCTGATTTTAAGTTTTCACCTATACTCGCCCAAATAATTTTAGACAAATAAGTAGCAGGTTTAAACATGTCATCAAAAGGGTGCATCTCACCTTTATCTTTTCGTTTAGTTAAATCTTCTACTACAAAGTCAGTACAAGAATATCTAGTAGACCCATAACAAATTGTCATAATAGGTCTTTTACAAGTGGAACGCTTAACTCCATATTGCAACCATTTCTTCGCCAAGTCATCACCCTCTTCAGCTTTAACTTTTAAAGTTTTAATAACTTCATCAGCAACTAATTGATATATGTCTTGTGGTTTATCACTAGGCAAACAATTAACTAATTTACCTGCAACTTTATCTCTTAATAAAAGAGAATAAATTTGAAGACCATTACAAGAGCCATCTACGTTTACTGGAATATGAGAAATAAAACCATCACCTTGTTCATTATATCTTTTCCATTCATCACAAAAAGCTAGAAATTGAAAAGGGCTATCTGCATCTTCCCATTGTCTATTACCGATTGGGTCAGTACCACATGCTTTAATCCATTCTAGGTTATCATAAGCCCATTTTTCTCTATCTTCTAATGAGACTTTATCATTACCCCACATGTTAGAACCATGAATAGCTAACCAAAAGACACCTCTATTAGCTTTTGTTATCGCTTTTCCAACAGCAAAATTAAGTAGTGCTTTAGCACCACCAATAGATTGATAGTTAAGAAAAGCAGGAACACAATAAGCACGTCCTCTAAAATCTAATTGTAGTGGAAAGAATAAAGTTAAGTATTGTAAAAATTGTTGTGCTAAATGTATAATTTTAGCATACAACATTCTTTTAGATACCATTCTGTTATTCTCTGTGTGGACAATGACACTATCTTTCTTAAACTTTTTGAGTGCTTTCTTACCCTCTTCAGTATCTTCACTTATGTTATGTGGTTTTTTAGGTAATGGTAAGTTTTCTATGGGTGGCATACCACCAATAGATAACCCTTTGTCCCACGCATGTTGCATTACACCTAATACAAACTTATTAATTCTATAAGCTGTACCCTGCATTAAGTTAATAGCTTTAGTTACTTCAGGCATAGAAAAGGCTTCTAATTCTTTATTAAATTTCTTACCTTTTTGTTTAACTAGGTCTAACTCTGGGAGTTCATCAGTCCAATATCCATGACCTGAAATTTTCCCATCTTCAATCATCTTTGGTGGCATAACCATTGGGAGATACTCTGGGTTAAGAAGTTCATTAAACTTATTTCTATTATCAATCCACTGTTTAGTCTTGTCAGTCTGCTTAATAACTTTAACAGTTTTATGTTTATGTTGCTCTGTACCAATTTGGACAAGTCCTGTACTTTCAATAAGAAGTCCAACCAATTCCATACCAACATGTAATCTTTCGGTGGTAGTCCATTGTTCCCAAATAGCCACATTATCTCTTTTAGACTGCTCTCTAAACTTTCTCCTTTTATAATTATAATTCCATGACCTTTTTTCTAAATCTCTTTTTACAGTTTCGTATAGTTCAGGATTAAGACCTTTAAAGTTTTTTAAACTTATCTCTGTTTCAACTCTTCCACCTAAAGTTATTCCTGTGGCAGTTAAGTTCTTGGTATGAGTAATAGTATTGATTACATGCTTTGCAGTTATCAACGCTAGTATCTTTGGGTCTACTTGTGAGATATATTTAAGAGCAATAGGAGTTTTAGAGTGAACATTGGATAAACCTTGTTCTACCCATTCAGCTATTGCTATTGCTAAAGGTCTTATTGTATTAGCAACAATAACTTTACCATAAGAAGTGACACTTTCTTCGCCTCTATCAATATGTGATAAACGTCTTTTATTTGTCCTCTTTGCACCTAACTCTTTAGACATAGTCTCGTTTAAGTGTTGGTCTTTATATGTTGGCATTATTTCTAATATCTTCATTATTTATCTCCTTGATTGTTGATTTGATTTAAAACATTTACTGCACCCATTAAATTATTAGGTATTAAATGGGAATACCTTTTTATCATCTTCCATGACTTATGACCTAGCATTTGTCCAATCATGTGAAGTTCCACCTTACCTGATTGAGCCAACCTAGTAGCACAAGTATGTCTTAAACAATGAATGACAAACTCTTTGTCATCTTCAAGTTTCATTGCTT